AACCACTGAGCTACAAGACCTAAACTGCGTTAATTCTTAGGTGCAGCCTTCTTGGCAGGAGCCTTGGCAGCAGCAGGAGCTGGAGTTGGGGCTGGAGTTGGCTCAACTGGTGTTACAACGGCAGCAGCCTTAGCCTGTGGGAGCGTACCAAGCAGCCAACCAAACTTGGGGAACTTCTTCTCCAAATTAGTAACAACCGTGTAGTACACGCCTGAAACAACAGGCGTCAGCGTAGCAAACGTACCGGTGTTGAACTTACCCCACTTGGTTGCACCCCAAGAGATAAGAGCACCAACGATAGCTGCAACGAAAGCACGACCTGTGGCTCTTGTTGTAGTTGTGTTAAGTGGACTTGACATATATTTACTTCTCCTTGTTTGTATTTGTGAATTTGACAGACACTTGCACGCCATTCACTTGAGTACGCAAGCTGTTAAGAAGGCCAGACATAGTCTCGCTAATCTCTTGGCTTGCGAGCTCGTCGCTCTGTGCGTCACGAGGGTCATAACTGATAGTAATGACTGCTTTTTTCATATTTTTACTTTAATGCATATATTGCACAAAAATCAATTATTTGGCAATTCTGTCAAAATATTAAAAGCAGCAGCCAAGTCAGCTGGCATCATTTGATATGGGTTGCGGTCGAACACTACTCCACCTGCCCATAGGGATTGAGCTACTACAGCACTACAAATCATAGTGTTGCTGTTGGTGAACTGCATCTTGATGCCAGTTGCCAACTCTAAAGCAATACTCAAGATGGTCAAGAAACCATACTTATCCTTAATGAAGCTTTTGCAAGCAGCAACCGATTGATCACGGCTTTGCTTGTTAAGTTTTGTTGTAACATAGTAATATTCTACGTTCTTATACTCACTAATGTTGCTGGTGATAACACCACGGCCAACAGCCTCAACAATAGTCCCATCCTCATCAATAACCATAGCAGCATGGTTCCAGTGAGAATAAGGCTTCATCTTTCCGTGGTAACGGATAAACTGACCAAAGCGAATAAGTTTTGCCAATATACCAGTGGTTGATACCAGGATGAAATCTCCTGGTACATACTTTACTGGATCTTGTCCTGCGGCATATACCTTATATGTCGTAGCCATCTACATCACCTTCATAATCATAATAGTCATCATTTAAACCAAAATATGAGCCATAAGCAGCTCCACCCATTGGGTGATCTCCTACGCCAATCACATCTAAAGTATCTCCGTATGGACCCTTAATGCCTTGATCCTGATCTTCTTCATTAAGCTCAGGTGCAACAACGCTGGCAGCAATTCCTAGTGGGGCTGATGAAGCATCTCCACGAATGCGTTCTGCACCTAGCTCAGTGCCTTGTTCATTACCAGGTTGGGTTACGTACCAGCTAGCACCACTAATTGGAGCTCCACCACCGATACCGGTAGCTGGGGTAGCTCGTTCATGCAATGGACCTTGGTCTGGTGGTTCACCAACGTCTTGGAACCCGTTTGGCTTATTTAGGGTAAACGATCCACCAGTGTCACTCTGGAATGAGATTCTTTTAAAAGCAGAGACGCCCAAAATCTTTGCAGTAGGAGCATGCATATCAGTAGCATCGCTTCTAACGTTTTCGTCTACATTCTCATCTTCTTCAGCACCAGGGCCGAAGACTTTAGGGACAAGATCGCCAGTGGGATCAGCGTAACGAACACTAGCGACTGTAGGACCGTCTGGCCGATCACCCATATCGATCTTGTATTCCATGTGTGGGAATCCATCGACTTCATCAACGCCACTATTGCTACCGTGGGGACCAAAACCGCCTACGGTGCCTTCATTCTCGGTACTAGCCTTAGGAAGACGAATGATCTGGATCTTACGGATGGCGTCAGCAGCTGTAACGCTCTCGACAAACTGGTTCCAAAGAATTTTGTCACGAACCATTGTTGGCGATAGGTTATCACCAAGGGTGAGCGTTAGAATGAAGCCTTCAGCTACTTGAGTAACCTCTGGCTCAGCGTAGTAACCTTCAAACTGGTTAATGATAGACATGATCACTGAATCTTTGTTGTGATCGGTCACGTAGGGGTTAAAGACGCACTTAAAGTTTCTACGTTGATTATCCATATACTACATACGCGGATACTTAAGCTTTTTAAACCGTTCAAGGCTCATGCCTTCATATCTACGGCATAAAAAGTCAAGTGAGATTTGTTGGATGTCATAGCTACCATCACGAACACCATGCTTCACGACGATGCCTCTAAAGTGAGCATTGCCTTGTGGGCCCTTGTAATCTTCGTCATGCAGGTAGCAAGCACCAGCAACAAGACCATGCTGTGAGTATGGTTCAACACTGTCATTGACATAGCGCATACCATACAAGAATGTCTGTTGGTGACCCATAGTGAATGAATGACCAATAGTCTTTAATCGAGTGTCGATGTTGCCACCGTATGGGATACCCGTCATATGGTTATAGAAGAAATGGCTATAAGCTACTCCATCCAACCATAGAATCTTCTTGAATGGGCTAACTCTCCAACCGCTCTTAGCATAGTCAAGATCATCAGTGCTAAACAAACCATCGATCTGAGCATCCATCTCAGTAGCACGGTTGATACGGTCTTCATGGTTGCCGAGCAGGATATGACGCTCAGGGTTCCAGATAGCGTGCTTGCTCTTACGCTTAGCTTCGTTATAGTCGTAAAGAGGCTGATTAAGGATATGCCAGTGCTCGTTAGCAGCTTCAATGTCTGCTTTTACACGGCGACCTTCCATGCTCTTCTTACCTTTATCATACATTGATAAAGCTGGCATGTCAGCGTGATCACCAAGGTGAATAATCTTTACGTCTTGGTTGTGAAACTCTTCTACGATGTAGTTACCAATCCACGTAAGGTGGTCGGTCGGTACACCGTTCTTGGCTTGTGTATCAGGAATTACAATGTGTGTAGCTGGATTTACTTCCAGTTTTTCTTTCACTATTGTCCTTAATTGTCATTAGCGTCATCAGCAAACAAGTCTTGCAGATCCTTAACTGATTCGTTAGGCTTCTGTTCATCATTAAGACCGGCAACATCTCTTGTTGTCTTAATCGGTGAAGTAGGACTGTCTGTTATGACGTTAGCTGTCTTATCGGGTGTATTACTATACCTAATCATCTTTGTGTCTTTCTTGGTGATTGTCAAGCTTAATTATTAAATTTTCATTCAGCAATTTGATTGAACGAGTACGATCCTTAGGCAATGCATTCTCCCAAAGGATACTACCGTTAGCCTTTGTTTTAATTATACCATTGTGTCTAGAACCATTAGTTACTAACACTGCCTGCAAATGTAAATCACATTTGATGCATTTTGTATCGTTTATAACTTCTTCAATAAATTCTAAATCTATTGGATTAGAATTGTTGTTGTTATATGTTATGCCTTCTGGCAAGATTATTTTTTCAGTCATTCTGGGGTATATGCACTGATTGCTAACTTCTTAAGGTATTCTTCTACTGTGGTTCCTTCTTGAGCAACCATTGGCTTCAGCACACTAAACAATATACCTGTTAATGCACTGAATAGTTCTATAGGGTCGCTCTCGAGCACCATATCGTAAGCAAGATCTTCTTGCTCACTAATTATGGCTGTCAGCAAAGCAACAACCTTCTGGATGTTATCCATTCTAGAATTCATCATCCCTCAATGGAAGCTTTCAAGAACCATGACCATTTTTGGTGTTGATCAATGCGTTCAGCAATGAAGTTGGCAACACCTTGCTCATCATCTTTATTAGCAACCTTAAAACACTCTTTGATATGAGTTATATACTCTTCATTCATATTATAGAACTTACTAGCAAGCTCATGCGGGTTTTTACTAGGCAGTTCAGTTTCTTTAAGCTTGCTTAGCTTAATCAGTTCACTCATAGAAAATGGGGCTTCTCCACCAAGCTTGAGTATGTTCTCAGCAATAGGGTCAACATGCTCATAGATGTCATCAACGATTTCATCAAAGAGCTTGTGATATTCATAGAAATCCTCACCCTTAACGTTCCAGTGAAATCCATGAATGGTGTGGTAAAGAACATATGCTTCAGCGAGCATAGTTTTAAGAGATGATACTAGGTTACTATCATCAGGAATACTATTGCTGTCAATAGTATCGTCTTCTACGGCACCAACAACCCTAAAACCGTTCCAAGTGTCCATTCTTTAAAGCCAGTTAAGGCCTTCTCCAAACGAGTCTTCAACGGCGTC